GGCACTTCAAAGCAGTGTCCGCTTCTATGTGGATTGTATCTACCTCATAGTTGTATCTTGTTCCGTCAAACTCGCCCGTTACGCTTTTGAAGAGTTCTTTTGCCTTTCGTTCCAATTCTTTTAATCGGAGCGTATTGGCAATATTTACCCCCAAATCAGGCACGCACAGATTGACTTCACAAAAACACTTCTCCCAATACTTGCTCGGGGTCTGTCCTTTCACGTGGATAGTGATGCGTTCGTCTTTCAACTCGCCCGTAAGGGTTTTGCCGAAAGGAACTATCTCTATCCCAAACGCCTTGCAATCTCGGTAAAGAATATCTGCTATGTCGGTAGTTACTATCATTCAAACATTTCTTTTAGTTTCTTCTCTGCTCTCAATGCAGGGTCACTCAGTACAACAAATCCCTTTGCCTCAACATAGGAAGCGTAAGGAGCGGTGTTCTCTAATGTCAGCCCATCTTTGTCTACATCGTAGGTGTTAGACGTTCTCAAAGTGAGTGTGTGGTCTTGGTATGTTCCGCTTTCTTCTGCATCCTTTACAGCTGCATCGCCAACGTCTATCATACCTTTTTGTACTTCCCACTCAACATCATCAAAGAATTGGTCTACATCGGAGAAGTCACTATCTATAACCATAATTCAGAGTTATTGAAATAATTAGCGTTCTTTACAATGTAAACCTTACCTTCTCCTCGTACGCTGTCCCCCTCAAGACATCTTACATCTGTACCTGCTTTAATATCGACATTCATCTCACACACTACGTGGAAATTAGGTCTGTACACATCACCATTAGGAGAGTTAAACTCTTTTGTTGTGTTGTCATCACAACGGCACTTACAGAGTGTTACCCACTCTTCACCTCCAGTGTTAGGGATTGGGTGTCCGTATTCGTCCTCTTGAAAAGGAGTTACCCTTTTAACCTGTAATATGTGTGGTGCGAATATCATAAGATGCGTATCTTCGGTTTATTGTCGTTGAGTTCGTCTTTCAATCCGTACTTCTTACAAAGGAGAGAGTAATAGTCCTTTACGCCTTGAGTATTCCACGACATAGAGAAACCGCTCTCACTGATAGAAGTAGGACGAAGCAAAAGGGATGGAATAAATTGGGCAATAGCAACAGAAATAGAATCTACGTTATCACTCATCACATCATCACTTATTGCCACTTTCGCATTGAGAGACATATCCAACAAGTCAGCCTCCGACACTTGTATGCCGAAAGACTGAAACTTGTCTGATATGTACTTCCTTACTATCATTATCCGAGCTTTGAAAGGTCAGCAATAGCCATCTTATTAGGAATATTGATGTCGGGGATAGCCTCGAAACCATACTCCATAAAACGCCCTTCGTCGGTTCGTTTAGATGAGATAAATCCCCTGCCATCTTCAATTTCTTGATAGGCACGACCATCATTAACCTTGTCGGTCATTTCGTAAGGCTTCTTCCAACGCATAAAGCCAAGTTTGGTATTATCCGCCATCATAGGCAAGAATGAAATCTTGTCATCTGGGACGGCATTTACCATTTCACTCTCTGATGTTTGAATATACTCATCCTTGATACGGATTCGCCACGGCATGCCTACTGATTCGATAAGGCGGTTTACCATATCGGGAGTGACGATGCCACCTGTATTGAACTCCATATCACCAAACTTCATCGTAAACTTGCTTTGGAACTCCTTAGACGAAGCGATACGATTATTAAATGTGTGGCGATTCATTTCGGCTGTTGCGAAAAGCATACCCTTTGAACGTACCTTATCCACGAACTCCGTTTCAAGCCAAGAAAGGATGTTATCCTTGTCGGCAGAAGCGGCTGCCTTTGTGTAGATAGGCAATTTTACCGTATCTACAGATACGCCCTGCTTGTTCGCCTTTCCATTTACCTTGGTAGAGCCATTGAAGCGCAAATCACCCAACATAATATCAAGACGTTTCATAGGAGCAAGCATACATTGACGTACGTCATCAACCAAGAAGTTCACAATCTCGTCCATCTTAGCAGAGATGGCATCGGTATTGCTCGACTGAATGCTCAACGTGTTATACTCCTCTATAAGCCATGTAAGACGTTCAAGACGAGTATTGTCCATTTGGTAAGCGTCGCCTAAGCAAGCCACCTCACCAAAACCACGTGTGAGAGCATGGCGTTTTCTGACAGGCTTCCCTGCATATCTGTCAATAACTGTACCTGCGATGACACCCACCTGCGTACCCATATAAGTCTTGAAAGAACCATCGGGATTAGTTCTCTCATAAACAAGGTAGTCTTTCCAAAATACCTTGTCAAGTTCGCCCATAGTAACAATAGAACGGTCTATCACCGCTTTGAGGAACTTAGGGCTATTCAGTAATGAATCTATTGTTAATAACATATATTCCTCTTTTTTTAGATAAACATGAAACGTCCTGTGAGAGCCGCCTTATCTTCCTCTGTGAAAGGAATGTAAAGGTTGTCCTCAACGATTGAAAATGCACGACCAACCAATGCAACGGTATTCTCTTTTGCCAAGTTGCGCCAACCGAATGAAGCGAAGTTAGCTACATTCTTAGCCTTAGCGTCAGATGCACTCTTTGCCTCGGGAAGTACCTTACCAACTTCCAAATCAGCCTTTGTCGCTTCTTTGGTGGTAATTGTATCGTAATCCTCATTGGAATTATCTACCGATTTCACGGTGATAACATTTGTTCCATCAGAAAGAAGAGTACCTGCATTGATAAAATCAGTAAATGGACACTTTGCGATTTTAATAGTCGTTGCTCCCGTGGTAGCCTTTTCTGCTACCTTGACACGGATGCACACTACCGCCTTGCGCTCTACCTTATCACGATAGATAGGCGTAAGTTCGGGCAACCATCCCTTATTAGGGAGATTACTCATGTCTAAGTCCATACCACCATCTGTGAGGCGATATAGAGATTTCTCGTCACAAACCTCCCTTTCGATAGGAGGCGTGGATTCAAACTTAATTCCTGCTGCCATAATGATTTACTTTTTTTCGTTTTCTGTTTTGATAGCCTCGGTTCGCTTATTGACGCTATCCAAAAGACTATCCATATCGTCTTTGTGTTCGTGGTTTCCCTCTTCGGGAGACTTTGCGAACTGGAATCCACCATTCTGCATCTCCTGCTTCACGTCCGTGAAGTACTGATTAAGGTCTACATCATCAGCGATTTGCTTTCCTTTATAGACATATTCAGGGATACCGAATGACTTTGCCACTGCTGCAATCTGTTGGTTGCGTTCGTCCGCCTTTGTCTTTGCGTCCATTGCTGCTAACTTCTCGCTCAATGTCTTATTAGAGTCAATAAGACTTTGCGCCCATGCTGGCACTTGTTCCGTTGGTTGTGGAGCTGGTGTTGGTAATGGGTCTTGTGGCTTTGGTTCCTCGATTGGCTTTCCGTCCTTGATGTTGTGCTTCTTCTCGTAGTTGGAAACTGCGGTCTTTTGCGCACCATCAGCCCGATAGTCGCCATAACTTGTTAGAACGTCTTGAAAGGAGATACCCTCAACGATTGAGTTTACCTTGCTCTCGTCCGTTACTCCTTCAGCTTTCTTGCTTGCGATACGCTGAAGTGTGGCATCCTCAACCCCTTGAAATTTGGTTTTAAGTCCTGCCAAAATTTGTTCGTAAATGTTCATGCTTTATAAAGTGTTATCCTGAAACAATCTGATTACCGAAGTCAAAGATACACATTATAGAAAGGGAATTTGTGTTTTTCTTTTGGTCATAAGCCACAACCGAAGCGTTGTTGTAAAAAGGCATAAAAAAAGGCTTCTATCCTCTCGGACGAAAGCCTAAAATGTTATATAAAATTTGTAAACGATTAAAATTATTCTTCTGTCGGATTTTGAGCCAATGCCGCCTTTTCCTTTTGTTCTTCCTTTATTTGTTGCAACTCGTCTTGCAACTCACCATAGTTTGAGCAGAAACTTACACCGTGTTCCGTACTCCACACACCGCCACTGACAGCAGCAGCAGCCGTTTCGACCTTATCTCTTTCACTATCAATCATGAAAGGAACAATCTCTGTTTCGATGCTTACCGTCTTACTTGCGGCTTCAAGAGATGAGTTCAGTGTACCAATGGCAGATGTAAGGAAATTAACACGTCGTTGGAAGAACTCTCCTAATTCCTCAGCGTGGTTCTGTACTGCCATGTGAGCAGCCATAAAGACATATCGGAAAGCCGTACCACTAAGAGCGTTGCCCGTGCCTTTGAGTTGGTCGAATGATATACGAGGCGTGTTCGTCAGTCCGTATATCTGATTAAAGTAGGTTTCAATCTCCACCTTGATAGGGTCGGAGGATTGATTCCATGTGAGATATTGTGCATTTGCGCCATCTCCTGTCAGCTGCATCATTCTGTTACGCGCATCACCGCTCAAATTGTCGGGTTGCAACTCTCCAAAGAGCATAAGGAGTGGAAAGAAGTGGTTATCTATACAATCAGCATAGCCACTCAAACACTTCTCCAGGCGGATGCGTAACTGCTTAACCTTAGCGCATAGTGGCTCGGGACGAAAGGCGTACATGACGGGGAGTTTCTTAAACTGATGTGCAAACGTGCGTTCTACATTCTCCGACCATGTCTTATCAAGTTCCCACTGATACACCTTATCTTCGGTAATAGTCATAAATGTGGTGTGTTCGTTGCCGTCTAAGTCCTTCTTCTTGTATTCACGGGAGAAAGCTATCATGTTGCCGTTATCATCAAAGAAAGGATATAATGTATCGCCGCGAAAAGGCGACCATATTTGTGACCTTAACTGATATTCGGGTACTTTATTTCCAAAGAGGGACGCAATTCTGCGCTTTAGCTGCGCCCAAAAACCATCATCTTTGACAACATACCAATACTCCGCCACTTCCTGCTCTGATAACCAAGAACGGACTAATTTGCGGTTTTGGAATTTCAGTTTATTCTTCTTAAATACCTGTTTAATGGTTTCAAATACATTCTTTTCCCCATCATCTTCGGGATTATAGTCAAGCGTGGGTTCTGTACCGACACAAAAGGCGGTATGGATGTTTACTATATCCTGCTCAATAGGGAGTGCGATGCGGTTAGGCTCTTTCATCTCATATTGTTCAGGTATGTGTGTTGTCTTGCCGCTCTCGGGGTCTAACTTATCCTCTGCCATCTTTACAAGGACTTTAATCTTCTTGTAAAGTTTGGGATTCATGATGTCATGTTTCGTCATGTCCCAATCAGCAAGATTTGTTAACGTGTCGGGAAGAGGATTGCGCCTGCCTTTCTTGAGGTAGCTAATCTTCTTATCAATGTCCTCAAGTGCGAGGATTTCGTCTAATGTCTTTATCATATTGTTATCCTTTCTTATTAAGTGGAAACACTTTTCTAATATTTACTGCATAGTCTTTCATATTTGCCGCGGCATCTTTGAAAGCACATGCCATATTCTCTCCTGTACGTAAAACAAGGTTATCCATAGTCTACTACTGTTTTATAATTCTAAATCTCTTCCCGTGATGATTTTCCAACCCTTTCATATACTCAAAGGCTACTTGTGGGTGGCTTGATGCAAAAACATCACGGAAGTTGAATAAATCTGTTGTCTGAACTATATACATATCGTTATCCTATTTATCGGGCGAACGCTGCTGCCATGTCGCCCTTTGGTTTTAAAATTTTTCCTAACAATTGTCCAAGGACATAATAGCGAACCGCATCTATGCCGTGGTTATACTTGTCTATTGGCTGGTTGATATAGTTGCCGTCCTTGTCAGTGTCCCATACGTACTTTCTGAACTCTGTACGGAGGTTGTACGACCTTTCAGTTACAAAGATATGGTCAAAGGATAGCATCTTGTCTATTCCTGCTATGATAGAGTTACCGCTCTTATCCACGGGGTAAATCTTTATGCCTGCATTGTGTATCTCTTGTATCAGTCGAGGGTCGGCACTTTCGGAGAATACCTTTAAGCTGCCATATCGTTTGAGTTCCTTTGCAATGTCAGATGACAACATACCTGTGCGATAGAAAAGCTCGTCGAGGTATAAATCATTATCTATGATACCGCATAGTATTCCTGCGCTTGGGTCGTGGGTAAACCCAAAGTCATCACCGATTGCAACTTTCTTGCACCACTTCGGAAACTCCTTGACCACACCAATATGCTTGAACACAGATCCCTCGGCAACATCTGCCCACCTACCCATGACGGTGTGCGCATATTTCTCGGGGTTGTTAGCTTTCATGTCCTCAACCTCCTTAATGAACTCGGGAGAAAGGTTCTCTAAATTATCCAAGTAGGTTGTATGGATATGCAATACGTTCGGATGGGTGCTAATCTGAACGGGAACACCGTCATACATCACCTCCTCGTGGGTGTTCTCAAAAAACCGCTTGTAAACCCAATGGTTGTTGTCAGTAGGGTTCATAATGATGATAATGCGGTTCTGTATTCCTTTCTGACGGATTGAGAGCATTATTGTCTCAAACTCTTTCTCAGATACCCACTCCTCCGCCTCGTCTACTACAAAGGTTGTAACGCTGTGAATAGATTTCAGCTTTGCCGTTTGGTTTCCCGAGCTTGTCTTGATACCTCTAAACATCACTGCGCCACCGCTGCGGAGATTTCTTACGTCCGTTTTGGTGTGTGTGTACCATTTCGAGTTTCCATCAAGTTCTACCTTCTCCATAAACTCGGGGATAACAGACATAGAAGCCGATACCATAGTATAACGAGTATAGAGTATCTGATGGACAATCCTCTTAGTAGGGGAGGGATGCTTTACCTCAAACAACAAACGTTCAATGAAAGTAGAAACATTGAAACTCTTTCCACTTCCTCTACCACCTGTAACAAGGATTATAAATTTATCCTTATTGTGGTACAACGGAGCATATATCTGTTGTGGGGTTATTCTATTCACTTGTGTTGTCGGTCATCCATTTATCAATGTCGATACCATTCTCGGAGTACAAAGCATCTTCATCATCTTGTTTCTTCTCCAATTTGCGCCATGTTGGGTCGTGATGATAGAGCAATGTAGCGATAGCCTGCATGTTAGGAGGAAGTTCCATTTCAGACTCTTGCACCACTGCTTTATCCGTCAGAGTTACCCAGCCTGTGCCACCACAATATGGGCATTTCTTGTCCGCCCCCATACACTCGCACTTGTCTTGAACGTACTTGACGATTTTGGATTTCGTCTTCTTTCCACCGAACGCACCCTTGATGTATGCACCACGAAGCAAAGCTATAATTCTTGTCCGTCCATGCGCTAAGACCCTATGAATTTCATCCCCCCTGCGCTTATTTTCTTCCTCATCCCAACATTGATAGTTACCGTTCTTCATAGAGCCAAACACATCTGCGGATAGGTTGAGTTCATTCGCAATCTCCCCATCCGTGTATCCATTCATTGCAAGACCTTCTATGCGCTTGTAGAAATCTTCACTATCGTAGTCATGTTTTGGTTTTGCCATATTTTTTAACGATTATAATTTGCTTTTA